ATCAGATTCCGCTGTGCCGAAATCCAAAGCGTTCCAGCTCAATCCATTGTTGATTGCCGAAACGATAAACTTTTTCGTGTCGGTCGAAACAACAAAATACCCATCAACAAACACGACAAACTGAGGATTGCCGTTCGCAGTGAAATCAGGGTCTGTGATCTGCGAGAACGTATCAGTGACTTGGTTGTAGATGTAACCATTCCCACCAGGCACCAACACCAACAACTGCGTTCCATTGTCTGACATCGAGCATCTGGCAGTCCCAGCGACAGTCCCTAACTCCACGAGATCGTAAATCTCAGTCGGGATCACCTGCGTTTGATCAAGACGATACAGCTTCGTGCCGTTTACGAAATACGGAACACCAGCCATCGTATGGCATCCGCGATTGGCCTGAAGAATCGTCCCAGAGGTTTCTACCTGCTCAATGCCTGGCGTCCCTCGTAGCGTTTCCTGCGCCAACGCTGGCGCACTCTCAACCACTACATACCAGTTCGTGCATTCCTGCGCAGAAATCGGCAGTGAGTTCGAGACGTAGAAACCGTTTGTGATTGGCAGGATCATCAATGGACACTCAAAACTGCGCGAGACACCGTGATGTTGTTCGTTGCAGTAGAATTCTGCACGAACACCTCAACGTAGTCATTTGTCGCCAGTGACAACTGCCAAACTGCTGACATATTCATATCAGAACCATGACTGATATGGGCCTCTTGCCGCGAGCCTGCGATGGTCGTTCCATTTTTCGCAACGTAGATCGAAATGTGCTGATTTGATCCGCTCGTTGGATCAAGTGATAGGGCCGCCGATACTCGGATAATTTGCGTCTCAGCACCGGTATACGTCAACCGTCCACCAGTAGTCCCTGTGAAACTACCTCCGAGATCAACCGTCCACGTTCCAGCAACCAACACAGGCGTCGCGGTAGATGCAATCACCGTGGCGGTGGAATTGCCCTGCATATAAACCTGGCCGTAGATTTGAGCTTGTTCCGCCGCAATCTCGATGGTATCGCCGGTCGTCGTTAAATTGATGCCAGCCCCAGCCACAAGAGAAACAAACGTCGGACTCGGGTCGGAGATGTTCAACATCAGCGGCTCACCAGTGGTGTCAACCGTGAAGTTGTGCGCAATCTCTATGCCATTTTCAGCAGATACGTTCGTGACGATACCCGCTCCGTCCTCAATGTTTCGGATGTTGTTTACAGTCCCTTGCACATCCAAAACCGGCGTACCTGTAACCGCCCCGTCCTGAACAATCGTTCCTGTAACGCCAAGCCCCGAAAGGAAGTTGGTGTAGGAAATCTTGTAGTTGTACCCGTTAGCGAAAAAGCCAAGAAACGATCCAGAGGGAATCGAAGTCTGCGCAGTAAAGTCGCTTTGTTTTACACCGTAGGCGCGGTCACTCATTGGTAGAAGCCTCTAGTGCTATTGTGCCAATCGTTTCGGCAAGGATCGACTCCTCGCTTTCAGGATAGAAATTCCAAGTCCAACCATAGCCTGCGTCGGAGTTGCCAGAGCCAATCGGAAGGGTTGATGGCTTTCTCGTCGCGCCGATAGTTTGACCAAGCATCCTCATGGCTTGCAAACCTTCTCGAGCCTGAAGGACTAGCGCATCAGAAACGACGCCACCGTAATCCGGTGCCACCTCAATTGCCAAGTTTGAAATCAACCCACGCAAAGCGCCGGTCGGCACTGTCACGGTGTCGGCAAGATTTGAAACTATCGTATATCCAAGATGAACGCCTGCCGCATCCAGAGCGGTCATGTAGTTGTTCATCGCAAAGATGAAGTCTTGATATTCGTCAGCTTCGAGAGGCGCTTCGGAAGCCTGAACAAGAATTCTTTGCAGAGATGCCTTTGCGACCTGCGCAACCGTAGCCATTATTCAAACCTCGGCTTTTTAACGGTCTTGGCTGCTTGCTTGAAAGCCTTTGCGGATGGTGCGCCTTTTGCGCCTGGCTTGCGCATCCTTTCACCAGAACCCTCTTTGATTCTTTCGCGCTTCGCGTGAACGTTTGCGTACAAGCCTTTCATCTCAAGCCTCTTTGACTTTGGGTGGCCTACCCCTTCGCTTGGGGATTGGAACCACATTGTCTACCTGGTCAACAACAACAGGAATCTGATCTTTCGGAATCCATCCAAGCGAAATTGCAGCGTCGCGTGAGTTTGAATTCACCATGACTTCCGCGCCGCTTGGCTTAATGAAAATCTCTACCACTTAACTTTATCCGCCCAGTAAGCCGCAGACATTTTGCCCTTGGCTATGTTTTGCGCGTGACGCGCTTTGAACGATTCGCGCCTGTTTCGATAGGATTCTGACTCGCCCTTTTTCTTTGGGCTTCCAGAAACACCTTGCTGACCGAATCGAATGGTCTTGATCTCGTCGCCAGACTTAGCCACTACAACGTGAGATTTCGTTGGATGGCTAGGCGTACGTTTCGGCTTGTTGTAACCAGAAACGCCAGCGCGAGTAAGTCGAGGATCTTTAACTTTTGCCATGATTTATTGCGTATCCATGTGATTGATATGCCGCGTCTCTTGCTTGCGTTGCCTCATCCAAACTTTTGAATGTGCCTACTGTCGAGACCTTATTGTTAATACCAATCCTCACCCGCCATCTGCCACTTTCTTTTCGGTATGTTACGCCAGTCATGTTTGACTTGGTATTTGTATACTTTCTTGCATTACGGCTATTTTCTGCTTGCGTAACGCTTCTTAAATTCTCCCACCTATTATTCAGTCCATTACCATCAATGTGGTCAATATGCTGCGGTTGCTTTCCAGTCATCCATACCCAGATCAGGCGGTGAGCGTAAATATACTTCGTCTGAAATCCTATTCTTAAATAGGTCTTGCCGGTTCCAGATTTATGCGCGTATGGCTTTTCAGACTTTGCGCCTTTCCGCCCTTGTTTTGCTCCCCAGATAGAAACGTCTCTGGTTAATTCTCCGGTGTCTGGGTTGTACTTAAATTCTGCTTGAACAACTTTTGGATCAATGAAAATAACCATGTTGCCTCCCAGCAACTCCCGATTAAGTTAATGCGCCTTCGCTAGGTGGGAAGCCTAACTCAAGGGGGTAATTAGTCCCCGGCGCATTCACATCATAACACTACCTTAGTTGCCGAACCCTTGGCCCGCGAAGAACGGGTTGAAGGTAGCGTAGGCGGGCAGAAGGTCAAAACGAATCTTCTGCGTGTTGGCATCACCGTCGCTGTACTTCGTGATGCGAATGCTCATACCGTCTTCGGTGGTGGCAATCGTGTCAGTCATGTACAGCTTCGGCAGCTTCACAGTGCCAAGACCGAATGCCTGCTTATGGTAGAACATGGCAGGCTGGTAAACGGTCGCGTTAGAACCCAGCAGGGTCACAACGTCACCGCTTACCGGAGCCGAGGCAACGGTGTTGTACTGGCCGTTGGCTTCGTAGATTGCAGCGCCAGCTACAACGAGGTTTCCAGCACCAGATGCGTTCAGCGTTACGTCTTCGGTGACAACGCCACAGAAGATAATCGCTGCACCAGAGGCATCAAGCATCTGGGTGCGGGTGGATAGATTCAGACGGTTGCGAGCGGCAATCGTGATGATCTCTCCAGCCTTACAGTGCCGTTGGCCGAGAAGCCAGTCACAGCAAGCGTCTGCTTCATCGTGTCCTTGTGAGCAAGGTAGGTCACGGTCGGGTTGGCCGACAGAGTACCCGCGCGGTCAGTACACGATCCGCTGGTGTAGCTTGCGAGCGCGTTAGAGGTCAGTGCGCGAAGCCCAGCGAAATTCGGGCTGATCTGCGACTTTTCCCAAGCGGTCTCAACCAACTTCTGGCCGGTATGCAGACCAGTCTGAACGCCTGCCAGTACGGCAGCGACGAACGGATTTACAACGTAGTAACGCTCGCCTTCCATCGGCACGCCGATAGAATCCATGAACGCGCCTGCGCCCGCTACGTCCGACCAGGCATCAATTGCAGTGCCGGGAGTGCCGTACTTCAGGTTGCAGTTCTTGATCATGTAGCTGGACAGGTCAAGTTCGAGGTCGGTCACTAGGCGAGTTGCCATCGGGGCCAGAATTTCCTCGAGCTGATCCAGTTCCAGTGCTTCTTCAATGTTTGTCCACTCGGTGGCAACAGTGAAGTAATCCTGAACAACGCCGGATGCTTTACCAGCAATGATGTCCGACTTCGTGGAAGCCGAAATATCACCGCCAGCGGTACGGATCGAGCGATAGTCAGTGGGGCGTTTGAAGTCAACCGTCGAGCCAGTCGAAGGATTGAACTTGTTGGAAAGAAGCTGAGTGTCAACCGTTTTTGTCAGAACGCGGCTGGACTCAAACTTGTCGAGGAATACACGAGCAACTTTGCGTGTAATGTTACTTTGTAGATTATTAGCCATTTGCTAACTCCTATTCAAAAGTAGCACCCTTTGGGCCTTTCGGCTTTGGACTGATGCCCGCGTTTCGTGGGGCGTTCAGCGGATCAGGTGCTGTGGTTACCTTGGGTTTCATGGCAACGGCTTTAGATTTGACCTCAGTAGCAAGTCGGACTGCCGCCATCGTCACCGGCATTTGCACAAGCCGCTCAAGTTCAAGCTGATTTTGCGCAAGGTACTTGGTCAACAGAGGCCCGTGGTCATCTCCAAGGATCATTTCCACAAGCGCCGCGTCAATTCCGTACCCTGCGACAAGAGTGCCTGCCTCTTGCAGCTCTGCCGCCGACATCCCGAGTTTATTTGCTCGGGTAGCGTAAGCCTTTACTTCCTCCTGCTGTCTTTCCTGCTGCCGTCGTTGCTGCTCTAGGTCGGCCTGCTGACGCTGCCATTGCAGTGCCTGCTGTTGTGCCTCCCAAGCCGCAGCTTCGCGGATGGCCTGATCCCTTTGAACCAGCTTCTGTCTGTACTCTATATCAGAGAGTGCAAACGGGTCTGGCGCATCAGGGACTGCTGGCCTTCCTTGCTGGGGAATTTTCGCTTCGAGTTCCTCAAGACGCCTTCGGAGAGCTTCGGCTTCTCGCTCCTTCTCGCGGAGCTTAAAGACTTTCTTTCCGACAGCCTCGTTGAAGATTCGTTGCTGTTCCTCAGTAAACTCCACAGGTTTTTCGTGCGTGGAGTTAGCACTATCCGGTGCTGGTTCGGAGTCAGGAGTTTCAGCT